CAATTCCAGAGAGGTACCCCGCACGGCCTCGCCATCATCCATTTTCAGAACAGGGGCACTGCCGAGGTTCCGTTTTTCTACAGGCCCTTCATAACCGGCCTCCAGAATATTTATCTCGCATGGTGTACCCGAAACGCTGTCAAACGACAGCCTGTATTTCAAACCGTAACTCATGTCGTCAATCCTTTACGTATATTTTCAGAATTAATAGCAGCAACCAGATTACTGCCTTTTGCTTTCAACTCACCACTTACAATTACATTAATTTTACCGGAATCCATCCCGGAAGAATAATCTTTTGTATTCCCGATATTCACCTCATTGCTATAAGCATTCCCGGAAAATGTTCCCGAAGCATTACCTCCATCGGCAATCTTACCCAAAGAGCTTTTTACAGCAGTACCCAAAGCCACTAGCGCAACTCCGGCAGCAATGGCAGCAGCCCAATTTAGCGATTTCAATGCAAGCTGGATACCTTTCACGGCTATACCCGTCGATATCGCAGTCTTTCCCACATTTATGGCCATGTCGGCAAAAGTTCCGGCAACGAGTGTGGCAAAACCCTGCAAATCTCCGGATCCCGCTATAAGCTCACCGATATTTTCGCCGAACCCGACCGCCAGATCGTTAAAAGCTGCATTGACAACGTCACTCACATCTATGCAGTCTTTTTGTATTTCCTGCAGTTTGGTCCGCACAGGCTCTAATTTATCCGGCAATTGCGCCAGATCATCGAATACCGGCAATTCACCATTTATATCGAATAAAGCATCATCTAACCCGTACAATACAGCAGGTTGGCTGATCGGGCCACCTTCCATTTTTTTCTGTGCATCGAGCACCCGTTTCCGGCTGAGTTCGTCCGTTTTCTGTATAAGTAAATTCAGACGGGCTATCTCTTTGTTATAATAATCCAGACTTGCCTGATCGGTTATATCGGTTGCAGATTTCAGATTTTGTAAAGCCTTTATTTTTTCTCCGATAGCCCCGGAAGTTTTTTCCTCCATGTCTATCGTATCCTGGATTGCCTGCCTTTTCTTTTCCTCCAGTCTTGCCCTCTCCTCTGCTGCCTCACGGGCTTTCTTTTGTGCTTCTGTCTCTGCTTTGACTCCTGAAGCTCTTTTATCTATTTCATCAGAAATTGCCTTAAGAGTCTGCTGATAGCGATTATCACCACGCTCCTTATTTAAAGTCTTATATACATTCTGTATTCCCAATAAATCATTCAAAGACAATTCCGAAAGCTTTAAACCCTTTATAATTTCCTCATTATCCTCACGTATCATTCTATTCTGTTCGGCTAGAAGTTTATTAGCTCGTGACAGTGTAGGACTTAACATCCCCAACCACTTACGCCATACCGGTATCGACTCGTCATTCAGTACATTAGTAACCTCTTTTGTTGCATTTGTAAGAGAATTTATACTTTCCACACTAGGAGTAACAGCAGCACCGATAACCTCTTTCAAATCCCCCCAGGCATTACTTAATTGTGTTGCAGCTCCATAGGCATCTCCAGCCGCAGCTTTGGCTGCTCCGCCAAATTCATTCTGGAGTTCTTTTAACATAATCAGCTGCGCTTCCTGCTTTTTCCCTTCGGCAACCAGTTGCTTGATTTGTTTTACCTGTTCCTGGGAAAAAGAAACACCCGAACGGCGCAAAGCTGTCAGACCAATTTCCGGCGATTCCAAAGCCTTACCGATCTGCATGACTGCTGCATTCAAATCGGTATTCAAGACCGTCGCCATATCCTGAGCTGAAGCAATAGCCTCTTTAAATACATCCCCCTTGATCGATTTAAAGGTCGACATAATGGCCATAGCATCTATAGTCACTTCATCGCCGTATTTGGTCACATCCTGCAATTGCGACGCATATTTTTTCATTTCATCGGCTGTTAAGCCTGCAGCTGCCCCCGTTGCCTTGATTACCGCCCCTAACTTTTTCTCTGCCTCTGCCTGAACTTTATTTAAACCCAGGCATTCTTTAGCAAATGACACAATGCTACTTACAGCAAAAGCCCCGGCTATCATCCCCTTCAGCTTTTTTATTCCCGTCCCGAAAGCAGAAACTTCCTTTTTACTTTTTTTAAGTCCTTTCTGCAAATCAGAGGTATCGGAACCAATCCAGACCTTTAACTTAGAAATAACACTCATAGCAATTTGCTTAATTTTATTACATTCCCGATATCCTGTACACCACTTTCCTGAACACTTTCAATCTCCCAGGGAAATAACCAAAATTTTTTAGGATCCGTAATCCTTGATTTTTTATCTAACTGAACATTAATCAAGGAAACTGTCTGCATTCTGAGCAGATTGGCATATACTTCCAATTCCCGCTGTTTCTTCTCATTGTAGTAGTGAAGTTTCAGAAAAAAATCCTTAAGGCGCATTTCCCAAAACTCCATCACCTGCATATCCAATTCCCCCAAGGCAATACCCAGAAAATAATCCAGGGAAACTATTTCATTTACTTTTTTTTTCCACTCCCTCCATCCGCCTCCATCTGGCTCTGCCTTGCATAAATTCTCATAAATTGCCCCATTACTGCTGTATTGACAACACTTCCCAATTCGGATTCCGACATCGGAAAATTACGTTTTTCCAACCGCTCGCCTTCTTTTATACAACAATGCATCAGAGGTAAGATATCGTCTATAGCGATATGTACCAAGACATCAAGCTGAGACAAATCAGAAACTCCCTTTTTCCGGCAAAAACCGGCTATAGCATTCCAGTTTGCCTCAACCCGATATTCTGAATCACCTATTTTCAAAAAATCTTTCATAGCTTTACACCCCTGTAATTTCTTCTTTGGTCAGCTTTGTGATTCCGGAGCAATTCAGGGAATAGGTGGCCTCACCTTCCGCATCGGTACTTTCCGAATAACCGGTTATCACCATCTTCCCTTTGTAAGCGGTATTACCCGGCGCCGGATTCCCATACACAAATTCAATCGGATCACCGGCCATAACCAAATCGATCACATCGTTGCGGTCAAGCCGTTTTGTTTTCTCTTCCGCCTCATTTATTTCCATTACCCCGTCAACGGTAAATTCAGTATCATAACCGGTTATTTTCTTATTAGAGGTGCCTTTATCCTCTTTGGTAATAGATTCTTTAACCTTTGGATTCAGGTTAAAGTTGTTCGATTTCGTCCCGGCAAACAGCTTTTTTTGCTCTCCGATTACAGCCTGAAAAATAATGTCATATCCATTAATACTCTGTCCCATAACTTATAATTTTTTAATTGTAAAACTCATTTCACCAACATAACGCCGGTCCTCTCCATCATACTTAACTTCTCCTGTAATGGCAGAAACACAGATACTGGAACGGTCTAGCAGATTTATCGCCTCTTCCACTTTATGTATAATTTCCCAGGCAATCTCATAAGTATCCGTAACAATAAAAATTCCGGTATCATACACTTTCTTAACCGTTTCCTTTGTCTTATTTCCCGATTCCTTCAACTGATAAATGGCATAGGGTACCGGAAGATTTTTACTATCTTCTACATCAGCCAACACCGGATAAATTTCCACAATTCCTTTTAAGGTGTCATAAATTAATGTACTGATCTCCTGTTTCATTTTATCCCCGTTTTAGATTGCATCCTCTTTATAAAACGTTCACTCGCTTTCCGCATTTCTACCGGAATAGCAGATATAACCCGAGCTTTCGAAGCTTCCCAGGCCTTTTTCATATCATCGGTTGCCCGGATACCGCCTTTCCAATTTGCAGAAACCGGCTTGCGGGCGTTTTTAAAATGATAGGCAGCACTCCGGTTCGACAATGTCCCATGATTCAACCAATAAGAGATATAGTACATTGACATATAACTGCTGAGTGTCTTCCACACCCGTTTCGTTCTGCCTCCGAATTGCCCGGCAGCCATTAAAGGTTCCTTCCCTTTTGTGTAAACCTTTACCCCTGCCAGCTTACTGAATTTCGGCGAAGGTCCAGCTTCTTTTGTCCGATTTACAAAAGGTTTTGCAGCGGCACGTAACCCGGCAGCGACAGTTTGTTTCGGATAATTCCTTATCATTTCATCCAGCACCCGTTCGGCTTCTTCTATACCATTGACGCGAATCTGATCCATCTACAACTGTTTTATAACGACCTTCATAAACCTTCTCTTTACCGGCTCTACTGAAATCACCTCATACATATTTCCGCCTATTTCTACTCTCCAGGAATTATTCATACCGACCAATAAATAAGACGTAAGTTCCAATACTTCTACAACCCGGATCCGTTCCCCCCCGACAGTCTCATCCAGTGTCTTTGAAGAAACTCCGGCAAAAGCTTCTGTCGTTTTTATGAAATCTTTTACAATGGCCCCGGCATCCGTCCGGGTAATCTCCTGTTTATAAGAATTGTACCCGGGTATCAAATTCACCTACACTGAAATCTATCTTCCCCATCTCTTATGTGGTCTTAAAAGGTTTGTAGAAGCCTTCGGCAATTGTTCCACAGAATCCAAAGGATTTTCAAAAAATTTGGCAGCAATTAAAAGTATCGCAGCAGCAACATCGAAAGGAACTTCCTTAAAACCGGCTATGAATTCAATTATTACAGAATTTCCTTTCATCCCTTCAGGAAAATAAAGACTGCTTCCGGATATCCCTATCTCCGTTACATCCAATTCTTCACCATCCAGCCGGACAGATACAATATCTGTGATCGGCATTATCCCAGTCTTTAACACCTTATCAAAATCACCCGTCAACCGAAAATTTCCCGACCATAACACCTGACCGGTAAATTCTTCAGCCGAAGCAATTGCCGCTTTCAGGTGTAAAATCAGAATACTGTCGAAGTCATCCGACATAATGCGGAGATGCTCTTTCAGTTGTTCCAATTTTACAGGAAGCTCTTCCGATGTGCTGATCCGTTCAACCTTCATAATTTTCGCAAAATTCAATTATCCTGCAGGCAGACGCATTACCAATACCTTTCACATCGGTAAGAGTTTCCTTAGCATCCAGAATTTGTTCCACCGATTCATAACCATTTTCGTACAACAGATCACGCATCGGCAGATCTTCCGGTAAAGTGTTATCATCTTCCCCGCCCTCAGTTTTCTGAATCATAATCGCCGCTCCGCGATTAATAAACTTGGCAGCAACATCATCAGGCAATTCGGCGGTCTCGCCGCCAAAATACCCGTATCCTTTCAAAGGTTTATTAATCTTTACCAACATACTATGCCGTTTTAATATCCTTGATTGCCGCGAAACTTTCATCGTGCCGCACGAAAACATCATGCCAGGCATTCATCGTAATCTCCACCTGTGCGGATTTCTTCAGGGTGTACGGATCCACGATAATGTCGAGTCCACCCCACTGGCCCACGATCACATCGGCAAAGTTTCCGAACAACATTGCAGACAGGTCCGTACCGGTACCCTTGATGATATCCGAAGGCATCAAAGTCGTATTGACAATCCTGTAACCATTCAGGACTTCCGCCAGTTCCATCAGGAATTTAGCAGTTCCGACAGCCTTTTCTGTTGTTTTCAACGCTCCGATAACCTTCGGATTGGTCAGGTAAGCCAGATTTCCCAATATCGCATTTTTACTACTGATTGCCGTTTCCAAAGCAACCACTTTCGCCCAGTCGATCTCACCACCGTTTTCTCCGATAGCGACTGCGCCGATACCCTCCAGATTCAGAATACCGAGTGGAGCCTTACTGCCTGCACCGTTAAGGGCCGCATCATCAATCCCTTGGGCATGTGCCAGTATCATCTCATTCATTATCAGGGATTCCACATCCATACTCGTCTGATTCAGCAGATCTTTGGTAAAGGCCGTAGTGATCACCAGGCGTTTCTGCTTCATCTCCTGAAGGCTGAAAGAAATCTTCTCGTTTTCAACAGTCTCGGCTTCACCCGCCCAGGAGATATCCACCTTCGAATTTTTTACAAAACTCAGCGTACCGATCAGTCCGGTCAGGAATTTTGCACCCAGCTTCTGCATCACCAGATTAGCACGCAACGCTTCGATATAGGTCGGCCCGGAAGTTTGTATCA